ATTCTAGAATAAGTTTCCATGACTTTTTTTAATTTATCAGGACTTTTAGCTAGCTCCGGTTTGTCTGCAAGAAATCGAGATAGAGCTGCGGAACGAATTTCGTCTTTAGCCTTTTCCATCTCTTCTGCCAATGGGTCTACTTGTTGTTTGAAGTGCTTATCCCAAGCTTTTGAGCTAGGGTCGGTAAAGTCAATTTTAGGAAGTTCTTCTTCATCGCCAGTTAGAGCGTTTTTTGCCTTTTTGGCTTCGTCTCTAGTCTTTCTGAGCGTTTCGTTTGCTTCTTCAATTGCCCTTTTTAAATTAGACAATCTTGATTCTTCTTTAGCGATTGTTGCCGCCTCTTCAGTTTCAGCGTTTGTTTTCTCTGACTTATCGTCTGACGATGGAGCTGGGGTGCTTTTCCCCTCATCGAGTAATTTATCTAGTTCATCTGACATGGTTGTTGACGATAGTTAACGCACTACCGAGCGATTTGATGAATAAAAATCCTGATTCGTTTCATTCAGGACTTTGGCGAGATATCTAGTGTAGCCACGACTCTACATTAAATACCTCATCAAAGCCATTAATGGCTTGTTGTTCTCTATGTAATTAAATTCCGAAAGCTTTCTTTTTAGCGTTGTTGTATTTAACTTGGTTAAATTTCTTTGCTGGAGCCTTAGGTGTTTTCTTTGCAGTTGTTACCTTTGAAGCCTTGTTTGCAGCTTTATTTGTTGCTACAGTTTTTGTTAAAGACTTTGTTGGAGCTTGCTTAGGTGCTTGCTTTGGAGATGTTGTATCTTTCTTAGCTTTTTTTACTGCCTTCTTTGCTCTTACGTCATCCATTCCGCCGTATGGGGGGTGAGATGCTTTTGTTGTTGATTTTGGTGTCATGTTTTTTTTGTTTATAGTCGTATCAATATTATACTACATTTTTTTACTAATGTCAATAAATTGTATTCTATTGAAGTTTTAATGTTTTAGATTCTTTGTAACATTGTTCACCTAAATAGATTATTTCTTTAAAGGCTTGTATCTTTCCTTGCTTTAAATAAAGCGAACCGAGGTCTGTAACGTGGATCATAGACTCCATCTCCGCATTTACTTTCTTAGCGATATACTCTCTAAAACTCTTATCGGCGTAAGCCTTAGCAATAGCGAGTCGTGTTTCGCCTTCTCTTGAAGTTAACCTATCTGGAGCGATATATCCGGGCAACAATGAAGACAATTGCGTAAATAGTTCAATAATTGTTTCGTCTTTTGTTTTTGTTATGGTCATGGTGTTTTGTGTTATTGTGTTGCTTTAGACAGTGATGAAGCATTATCTGTCCTATTAAGTTCTGACATTGGTCTTTGATTTTGTTGTGTACCTCCTGCACCTTGAGCACCCTCTGCGCCTTGGCCATTACCTCCCGCTTGAGCGTTAATAGCTTGCTGAGGACCAGCCTGACCTTCAAAACGCTCTGACTCAATATCGTCAAAAGCTTCTTCAACCCACTTAATAAGCTCTGGAGCGTTAACGGGCGCCGCTTGAGCAACGGATAGTCTCCACTGTGAAAACTCCATTCTCTTTGATTGCTCTAGTACCTCATTTTTCTCATATGTTGAGTTCTTGACAATTTGTACTTTTGTGTTGTAATCATAAAAAGTATTAACGTCGATAGCCATAGCCTCTGTTGGAACGCCAGACATGTCTCCCATTTCCTCTATAACAGATAAGTCGTCTGCCATCTGTGTCTTGTCGTTTGAACCAAGCTTATCTGTAAGTCTGATAACTTTATTTCCAATTCTACCGTCTTGTAGCTTAGTGTTCTCGATAGTAACATCACGATAAACAAGCTTTTGAGCGTCTTTACCGGCAACTCCAGTGATAGCTTCAAACTTAGGAATAGAGTAGAACTGTAGAATGTGATTAACACGAAGTTCAGTACGATCTCTTTCATAATCCTCAAGATAGTTAGTAGAGAAACCAAGTTTCTGCATAAGTTCTTGTTGTTTCATGAGTACCTGACGAGCAGCAAGTTTTCCACCTCTTGGGGAAGATGAAGAGCCTGCCCCTGAAGCGTCTCCTGAGTTCTCTCCGAGGTTTTTATCAACTATACCGAGCATTTGTACCTCTCCTGATGTAACACCTGGTAGAGACTCAAATTTCCACTTATTAATATCACCAACCTTTCTAATCTTATTAGGTTGCAGAAATTCATCTTCCACCAAGTCATCCAAGTCAGAAGATAGACCATAAGGAAGTAAAGAACCTTGAGTCTTATCAACCATCATGTTGGTTAACATATTCTTTAAATCTTGTTCTCCCATTATCTTATTAGGCGCTCCAGCCCCCCAGAAGAAGTCATTAGCAAATGGCTCATGAATCGCTTTCGCATATGGATATTTTCCATCCTTAAAAGGAATACAGCCATCATAGATAATAACACCGTTAATCATTACGATATGACGGTTTTTTATTCTAGAGTACCATCTAAGAACTTCAACTTGGTCTTTAGCCAACTCTGAAATCAAAGAGTTACGATAGAAAGTAGTAGACTCAGCTGTCAGCGTGTATTGGCCCGCCTTGACATATTTAAACTGAGGATAATGTCCAAACTCATCATTAGCCTCATTGAAAGTAGTAATCTTTCTTGGAAGGATAAACAACTGCTTTTGAATATCAGGTTGAAAAGGATTAGCTATCAAGAAGTCCTCAACAGGATGAATCTCTTGATAACAATCATCAAACATAACACGTTTCTCTTTCTTAGTCTTCATCTCTCCAGTAGTGGAGTCATATTTTACAGGAACATCTACCTCAGTTTCTTGTTTAAGATAACCTTCATAAGTAATACACGTTCCCTTCGTAGCAGTCTCTAAAGCGGCAGCAAAAAACTTCGCATCACCATTCTCATTATTTAAAGAGTAGTTGTTTACATCTTTAAGAAATTGAGCAAATTGTTTACTCTCTATCTTATTTTTTTTATTGATAGCGACAAACTTAGGCTTAGCAACAGTCATCGCCGTCTTTACTAGATAAGATATAATAGCGTTTCTAGTATAGTTTAGAAAAATCTGAGATTGTGTAGTATCCAACAGCGGGTTTTGCGCCGGTATATAACCGTTCCAACGCTTCGTCCAATCATCAATACAATCAATAAGACTTCTACCATTAAAGTAGTTATAGCCTTTCTGTATTAAGTTTCTACCTTTCACATAGTCATCTAAGACCATAGAGATAGCCTTGCGTTCTTCATAATCCGGGATATAAACTTGTAAACCGCCCTCGTCTTCTTTAGGCAGTTTCTTATCGTCTTCTTTTGTTTTTTTACTCATTTATTTAATTAGAGATATTAATCTACATTATTATAACACAGATTTCTAAAGATTACAAGTACCCAGCCATTTACTACAAATACTTCTTAATTCCAAGATATCTTTTCGCTTGTTTCTTCATCTTATAAGAGTCAAACTCCTGAATAAGTTCATGGCTTTCTTGCTTAGAAACGTCTATTGGTTTCTTTGGAGCGTTCCAGACGGCGAGTGCTAGGGACATGACTCCGTCATCGTGTTGATTATCAGGACAGGCGATTCTAACCTTCCCCCGCTCCGTCAATACATATTGAAAGGATTTGATTTCATTTAATAAAATTGGATCATCAGGAATCTGAATCTTTTGTTGCTCAATCATTAGCTGTAAATTAGTTAACAAGTCTTTACGAGAAGACTCTGTAAAGTGAAAGCCTTCCAAGTTGGGAACTCTCTGAGAAAGGTCATCAAATATAGGCTCTCCAACCCCTGTGGAGTCCATGACGACGTGTGCTTTGTTATAACGTAGGTAGGTAGCCTCGGCCCTCGCTTTCTGTAGGTTGTAGTCAATCTGGTTAAAGCGCTCGTGTGGAAGAACATTAAAATTAGTTAAATCAAATGGCGTAATAACAGTATAATCATTTACCTTCGCCCAGTCTATTCCTATATTATATCGCTTATACTTCGTAATCCTTAAATCCTCCGCTGTAGGTTTATAGACACAGCGATCCACACCTTTAAAGAACGTACCAGCACCTTCAAGGAAGTCACAAAGATATTCCTGCTTAAAGAAGTCTTCAGTTGTCGTATTCTTAGCCTCTTCAAGCTCTTTATCAGCGATAATACCAGATAAATCAGCCCGCAAATGACTACAGAACCATTCCGACTTAGTTCCCATTATCCTAGCCTTCTCAATTTGGTCGTTAGCGTATTGATACTTCCTAAATAGATCTCTACGGCCCTTTGGAGTCCCAATGAACCAAGTCCACGCATTAGGATTAGCCATCATAATAGGCTGAACAATAGCGGACCATACTTCCGGCTTCATGTCATCGTACTCATCGAACACAACGCCCTTAGGGTTAGGTCCACGAAGAGAATCAGGGTTATCAGCACCCATAATATATAAAACAGATCCATTTGGAAACGTTAAATAAAGCTCCGAGTTATTTCTTTTATCCCATATCTCACGAGGACAATAGCGAGAACCCATAGCAGGCTCCTGCCAGATAATCTTTTTAGCCTGTGAAAGATAAGGAGCAACATACCAATACGTTCCCTGAATAGCGGCAGCCCAACGAAGAAGCTCATTATAAGCTGTAGTAGTCTTCCAGGCCTTTCTGTGCCATACGAGAACCTTAAAGCGAGCCGGATTACTAAAAACCTCTATCTGGTGCTTCGAAGGATTAAAATTTTGGGGACATGTCGTGTACATAATTAAAAAGTGAAGAATGTCTACTACAACTTAGGATAAACCTTGGTTGCAGTAGTAATTTGCGCAGTTAGCGCAGACTGCGGGATTTGAACCCACGATGGCTACCTTGACAAGATAGTGCTTTAACCAACTAAGCTAAGTCTGCATATGATACTTTTGCCGCCTCTAAGCGGAGTATGTATCATACATGAGTCATGGCTTATCTATTAGGTAAACCGTTAGAGCGATTAACCATTCGATGTTAGTAGTATATAACACTAATAGCTTATTGTCAAGCTCAGTTAGCGCCTATAATATTGGGGCTATAAGCCTAAAAAAAATAAAATGGAGAACAGTGAAAGCTAAAAAGGTAGAGACAGAGCGATATAGTAAGAAGAAAAAAATAAGCGGTAAACCTTAGTAGTAAGTAGTAGAGCTATAGAGCTACATATTGTCGTTAAACCTATATAGTGTAAGACGTACCAACAAATCGAAAAGCGTGTTTTACAACACTTTTACCACTTTGTCAATAGCTATTGTTACTCATTATACCATTTATATATCTTTTGTCAATAGTGTTGTCGCAAAATGCATATTGTGCGACACATCTACCACTATTTAAGCGTTATTGTTAGCCTTTTGTATTTCTATGTTTTCTAACTGTTGCGCTAAGAAGTCATTAGATCCAAATACAACGGTAGTAACGGCTCTATTTGCTATATTCTCGGTACTTTTACCCTCTAACAGTAGTACATCATGGTTAACTATCTTTAGAGAGTCGTTGACGTCTTTTAACTTCTCTTTTGTGAAATCTCTTGAAATAATGTTATTTATAGCCTTATTTTGGATAGCTTTTAGACCTTCCAACACTGGTAAAATGGTAGTTTTATATACTTTTGTCTTAGTAGCTATCATTGCTTTAGCGCTTTTTGGAGTAAACCCGCTCTCAATCTGTATTTGTTGCATATTGCTATGCTTACCCGCTCTTATGTTAGCTAATACCTTTTCAGCTACCTCTTTGGATCTACTATATTTACCATTCTTTAATTTAAGGCTTGCATTGCGCATGGTGCGCTTTATTAGATCATTATTTGATATGTCTATATCAATTAGTTTTTGTTTAGCTTTTGTCATTTTTATTTGTAGCTATTCATATTAGAATCAAGCTATTTGTAATCTATACTATATCACATTAAGCTATGTTAGTCAAGTGTGAACAAGGGGTGCGTATTTACCGCTTTGTGTTGGAGTTTTCGTAGCTTTGTAGTTGTCTGAGTGTATAAAGATTATCTAAACGGCTTATCAGTCTAACGTCATTATTATATGACTGCTATTTATTCATTACTGCGCTGTTGTGTTGTGGCTTGGCGCACGATTGAGGAACCTTGTTAGTTTCCCCGTTTAGTTTTTCTTTATAGTTGTATTGTGTAATAACATTATAGCATATTATTATATCATAGTCAAGGAAGACTAGACAGCTAAACATCGTTATTATTAGCCATATATTATTTGATATTTATATAATAGTGTGATGTAGTGTGTAGATGTGGATAACTTTGTTTTTTATTGTGTGATTTATTTTATTTTAGTTTATAATATAGATATGCAAATAAATTATTATATAAAGAATGTATATGGGAATAATCTTAT